GTCGAAGCCGCCCAGTAAACCGCGGTCGAAACCGCCCAATAGATCACAAACCCTGGGGCGCCGCCCGGTCAAAGCCGGCGGCGCTCTCCTCAAGATCGGAGCAAGAGTCATGACAATCGCCTTCCAGCGTAATACCGCCCAACACGGCGATGCCCTGGCGCTGCTGCAATCACTATCGGATAGCTGCACGCCACTGGCGTTCTTCGATCCACAGCACCGCGAGAATCTGGACAAGCTCAAGTACGGGAACGAGGGCGAGCGCCAGCGTGACCGCTGCAAGCTCCCGCAGATGTCGAGTGAGTATATCGACGAATGCTGTCGCGAGTCGGCCCGAGCACTGATGCCGAGCGGGTATCTGATGCTCTGGCAGAACGCCTTTCGAACCTGCCAGGGACATCATTTGCGGCTCGCCAATGTCCTGCAGTGCATCGATCTCATTGCGTGGGATAATCAGCGCCTGGGCATGGGTTACCGGGCGCGTCGCCGCGGCGACTATCTGGTCATCCTGCAAAAGCCGCCGATCAAAGCGCGAGCGACATGGCGAACTAAGCCGACGATTCCCGATCGCTGGCCTGAGAAGGTCGATCGCAAGCTGCATCCGCACATCAAGCCCGTCGGACTCATCAATGCGTTGATCGAGGCAACCACGTCTCCTGGCGATCTCGTCGTCGATCCGGCCGCCGGCAGCTTCGTCGTCATGCACGCTGCCAGGCAGCTTGGCCGTGACTTCATCGGCTGCGATCTGGCCGCATCGCCGTGGGGCAATGAAGCTCCGAGCACAACCCAAGATAAGCAAATCGGAATCGTTCCGGATCCGGCACAGCCCCAGGACACAGCTTGGGACTTATTTGGTTGGGGCGGATTGGGTGGGGCATCGCCATGACGACCACACCCGCCACGCCGCTGACCTCGGTAATGCACGACGGCCGGTGCCTCGGCTTTCTGCTTCACCGCGGCACGCAAGGCGTCGAAGCCTTTACACGTGAGACGCAATCGATCGGCTGCTTCCCTACCGAGCAGGAAGCAATTGCCGCGCTGCTTAACCCAAAGGGCGCGCGACCATGAGCAACGATCGATCCCCGCAGATTATCCCGGCCACCGCTCGCACAGCGAGCCCGCGCGGAGCGAAGGCGCTTATCACCGGGCCGACCGGTGTCGGCAAGACTAGCCTACTGCGGACGCTTGACCTTGACCGCACCCTGTTCGTCGACATCGAGGCTGGCGACATCGTCGTGCAGGACCTTGCCGTCGACACGTTCAGACCACGCACCTGGCCGCAATGCCGGGACCTTGCCGTTGTTCTGGCTGGCGCCAATCCCGCTGTGCCAGCGGACGCCACCTACAGCCAGGAGCACTACGACTCCGCAATCGCCGAGCTCGGCGCGCCACGGGCATACGACACGTTCTTCGTCGATTCGCTCACTGCGGTCGGTCGCCTGTGTTTCGCGTGGGCGAGCCAACAGCCGGAAGCTTTCTCAGAGCGCAGCGGCAAGCGCGACTTGCGTGGCGCCTACGGCCTGCATGCTCGCGAGATGGTCACGTGGTTGATGCACCTTCAGCAAGCCCGCGCGGTGAATGTCGTTTTCCTCGGCATCCTTGAAACGGTAACCGACGACTACAACCGGACCGAACATCGGTTGCAGCTCGAGGGCGCCCGCACCGGGCGCGAGCTCCCCGCCGTCGTCGATCAGGTGATCACGTACAACTGGATCGACTTCGGCGATGGCGTGCTGACGCGCGCCTTTGTCTGCACGGCGCCGAACCGTTGGCAGTTCCCCGCAAAAGACAGGTCTGGCCGGCTCGAGCAAGTCGAGGAGCCACACCTGGGCAAGCTACTCGCGAAACTCTCGGCAAAGTCGACGGGCGGCGACTTGGTCGAGCTCGCAGCCGCCCAATGATGAGAAAGTGAAGGTGAAACTATGTCGTACGATTTCAACACAGCCGGCGAGCAACGCTCATTCGACGTTATCGCGGACAAAACCATCGCGGTGGTTCAATTGAATATCCGCCTCGGCGACGCCGGCGAGAACGGGCTTTTAAAAAGGTCGAAGACCGGCACTTCCGAGGGGCTCGATTGCGAGCTTGTCGTGGTCGGCGGCCGCTACGACAAGCGGAAGTTCTGGGACTGGATGACCGTTAGCGGCACGACCGACGGTCACGCCCAGGCGGCCGATATCACGCATCGAAAGTTGCGGGCGATCATTGAGAGCGCGCGCGGCATTAAGCCGACCGATGTCTCTGAGGCGGCAAAGAAGGCGCGTGTTGTCGAGTATGCCGACTTCAACGGCATTCGGTTCCTTGCCCAGATCGGTGTCGAGCCGGCTAAGGGCGACTTCCGCGCCAAGAACTTTCTAGCGCAGATCATCACGCCCGAGCGCAAGGAATGGCAGCCGATCGAGCAAGTCGCACAACCGACGCCCGCCGCCACCGCGAAGCCGTCGAACGTGATCCACAAGCCGACGTGGGCACAATGACGACAGGCAAAACCAAAGCGCGCCGCCCGTCGCTAAGCGTGATTGAGGATGTCTGGCAGCGCGAGGCTACTCGCGTTGCCATCAAGGAGGCCCGTGCCGTCGTCGCCGGCGGCTCGGTGCCACCACTGACGCCGATCGGGCGGCTGTCCGATACTGAATTGGGTTGGATTGTCGCCGCGGTCTTGTTTGGTTGGATCAGTACGCGCGCACGCCAGGCCACCGGCAACGGCGTCGGGCCGGACAAATACCTCTACGCCAATGAGGCCTTCAACCCCGATCCTTGGGACGTCGGCGCCATTGAGGCGATCCTTCCAGAACTCGCGAATTGCCAAGCCGATTGGTCCAAATCGCTTTCGCAATTCTCGCGTGAGGAAATGATCACCTTCCTCGGCGACGCTTACAACCTGATCGGCAAGGCGATGCTCGCGCGTGACAAGGGCGAAGAACTTGTCACACGCAAAGGACCGGCAGGAGAGCAGGCTGATCCGAACGACCCGATACCGTTCTGAGAAATGCGATGCCCGATTTCAACCGCACCGAGCTCTCCGCCCTGCCTGTGAGCATCGCCATCAACGCGCTGCTCGAGGAAGGCGCGCGCGAAGTCGGTGAGCCGACCCGCGGCTATCTCGGTGCCTCGTCGATCGGATCCGCGTGCTTGCGGCAGATCCAGTTCGATTGGATGTGCGATCAGCAGCACCCGCTGCAGACCCGCGATCGGTTCTCGCGTGGGCACTTCCTCGAGCAATTGTCGCGCGATCATTTCGCACGTGCGCGATTTGAGTTCGCCGAACCGGACCGGCTCAAGTTCGAGGCACTCGACGGCATGCTCAAAGGCCACGCCGACGGCATTTTCGTTGCCGGGCCCAAGATTGCCGACGTCGGTTATCCCGCGCTGTGGGAGCACAAGGGGCTCGCCAGCAAGGGCTTCCGCACGATTGAACTCGACGGACTGCGCCAAGCGTATCCGCAATATGCCGTCCAGGTCGCGCTGTACCAGCACTTCCTCGGCGTCGATGCCAATCCGGCCATCTTCACCATCACCAACGCCGACACGTGCGAGCGCTTGCATATCCTCGTGCCCTACGACGCCGAGTTTGCGCGAACCTGGATCGAGCGCGCCGAGATCGTCATCCAAGCAACGCGCGCCGGCGAATTGCTGCCGCGGTTCACCGACAACCCTGATCACTACCGCTGCCGCTACTGCGGTCACAAGGCGAGGTGCTGGCGATGAGCATCGAGCCGGTGGCGGAAAAGCTTGAGAAGCTCTTGAGGATGCTCTCGTCGCCGCGCGAGGGTGAAGTGGTCGCGGCCGTTCAGGCAATCATGCGGACGCTCAAAGGCGCTGGCGCAGACATTCATGAACTTGCTGCCTGCGTCAAAGGCGGCAAGCTATCCACAGCTGACATGCAACGGATCTACGACGCCGCCTTCACCGATGGCCGACGCGCCGCCGAGCGAGACAAGCCGGCAGCGGCGCGCGACATGTGGCGCGACGTCGAACCGAACTGGCAGGAGATTGCAACCGAGTGCCGCGACCGCGGTGACGGCCGGCTAACGCAGCGCGAGCATGAGTTCGTCAACGACATGGTGCGCTGGACCATCTACCGGAAGCCATCCGAGAAACAGGCAAAGTGGCTGCATTCGATCTACGTGCGACTGGGACGACGGCAATGAAACCGAATCGCATCACCACTAACCTCGAAAACTTTCCGCTCGCGCTCGCCCCGCTGTGCCAGATCGCGCACTGGGTGCTGTGGCGATGGGAGCTGCGCAAAGGCGTTTGGACGAAGCCGCCGTACATGGCAACAAATCCACGCCGCAAGGCTAAGAACAATGATCCGGCGACCTGGTCGACCTATCAGGCAGCAGCCGCGGCGGCGAAAGCCGCCGACGGTGTCGGCTTTGCTCTGCTTGACACCCCGTTCGCCGCGGTCGACCTGGACCACTGCATCGATATCGACACCGGTGCAATCGATCCGTGGGCAAAAGCCTGGGTCGACGCGGCGA